CTTCGATATCTAGGTGCGGATCTAGATCAATATATTTTTTCCCGCCAATACCTTTTATCATAGTAATACTTATCAGGTAAGTAATTGTATGGACACGCAATACGACTACTATTATAATAACGTACCAGGCAAAGGTCTTTGTCGTAACAATCTAATTTATACCAGTTTAATTAGCAAAGATAAGAAAACTTTTTGTCAATGGTTCTACAATGATGAAGGATATCATGGCGGACATAATCAAGTAGTTGATCCTGAACTTATGGATGAAAAATTCCGTAGAGAGTATGAAGGTTTATTTTATATGCATGATCACGGCTATGGCGATCTTATTCCAAACTTTCATGTTGACTTAAATGAGAAGAAAATTTATTTAGAAATAGACGGTCCTGATATATGGGAACTTGCAGGATGCGAAGGCAATGACTATTCACAAGTTGTTCCAGACTTTGACGATCAAATGTTACGCATTATGCAAGCTCATAAAGACATAGGATTATTCAAATACAGTTTACACCCTAGCAGTTATTTTCTAGTAGACGGTAAACTAAAAAGTATGAATTACTTTTTTACATACATCGAAGGCAAAGACGCTCCTATTAGTTTACGTAGTGTTATGAGTCATATAAGTGAAGATAGGCAAGCAGACTTACTTCCTAAAATGGAGTCATCTGGTATTGATGTTGATGCTCCTACTCCGCATAAAGAAATACAACAACTAGCGTTTGATAGTTTTAAAACAAACTTTAGTGATGACTTAATGGAAAAAGCAAAGGAACTATATGTTCAAACTAGTTGAGTGGCATAAAGATTTAAACTTGTCTGAGTTTTATACAGAAGCTGATCGCCGAGGCTTTAAAAATAACAATAGTCAAAAAACAATGATTGATTGTTTTCGCAATGAGCGTGAATGGAATGCTTGGATACTTTATAATGACAATCGACCTATAGGCAGTGTTGCCGCACATTCATTTGATGATGTTATGCCAGGTGGCTATCGTATTCTTACTCGTGTTTGTACGTTTGCCGAAGAACGTAAAGACAAAGGATTAATTACACCTAAACGTCTTGTAGCACAACATCAAAATTTAACAGATCAATTTATGTTGCCACAATGTATTGAATGGGTTTCAGGACGTGGAAGAATGTTTGCAACATCAAATGCTAGTAAAGAAGCAAGTCAACGTCTAGTACACAGTTACTATTTTCCTACTCTTGCTAAATTAGGCATAGTTGAAAAAATTAAAGATGTTCATTATAGGCATACTGATCAAACTGTTTGGGAAATACACCCTGACAAATTTTATGAAAACTTAAACCGTTACACAAGGTGGACTTAAATGCTATCAAAAAATGTTTTAATATTTTGTGCGCCAAGAACAGGTAGTACAATACTAGCAAATTACATAGCACAATGTTTAGATGGGCAAGTGATTACAGGTGATTACGGCATAGATGTAGCTGCTCAAGACAAGTCTTTGGTTGTAAAAATGGAAGACACATTTTTGATACCAGATCCAATAAAAGAATTTTTTCCTACGTTTGATCCACGAGGTTGGACACTAATAAAACTTAAACGCATTGATGAAGTTGATCATATACTAAGTTTATGTCAAAGGACAATTAATTATAATTACAGCGAGCATAATTACAAAGAATTTACTATAGACAAAGAAACGCTTTTTATAACTGCATTAATGATACGTTCGTGTCATAAACAAGTAGATTCGCTTGATCCAACACCGTTTACATATTGCCATGAAATTAATTTTGAAGATTTACAAGATTGGCCACAAGTATGTCAAAAGTTAAATATACCATACTCTAAAACTTTAGAAAATTATCCAGAAAGAGATAAATGGAAATATGTTTTAAACAGAGAAGAAGTTGAAGTTTGGCTCGAAGAGTTTTATAATTTATTCGACTCTTGAAAAATCTACGTTAGGATTTATACGTTCTAATTCACTTTTAACAAATGGCGTTAACTGCCATTTAAATTCAACTTGTCGTATTGTTGGTGTTCTTGCCCAAAATATAATTGTTTCTACTATATCTTCTAATGGTGTATTGTAATCACTTTTAAATGCTGTTGGTTCATTATCGTCAATTTCAGTGCCTTCTAAAAATCCTAAATCTAAATGTAATACAGGTATTCCGTCTGGGTTGATACTTTCTAATCTACACGCTTCTGCTAGTGCTTGTTTATCGTGTACATAGTCTGTAGGAATTAATTCAGGATAATGTCTACTTACACTTCCCATCACTACTATAGAACCAACCTTATCTTTTAGTGCATGAAATAGTTTTAGTTGTTGTGAATCACGGTAAGCATTGTTTATAAAAATTTCTGCGCCTGTGGCTTCTTCTACAACTTTATCAAAATCTTTATCAATGTCATAACCGTTGCTACGACTCATACCTATAATATCGTGACAACTTACTTCTGTAAATTTATCAAATATTGCTTTACCAATACCGCTTGTGTGTCCTGTAATTACTATTTTCTTAGTCATTTATATTGTATCCTATAAAAGTTGTGTCTGGATTATTAATCCAAAATTCTATACTATTTGCAACCATTTTATAATTTTTATAACTACTACTTGTTAGTTGTAAGTATAACATAGGATATTTACTGTGAAGTGCTAATTGCTGTACAGTCTTTTCAAGTTCCCATTTCTGTTTACTATACTCTGGCATATCTCTATCAAAATTTACAGCGGCAATACTACCCATAACAACTAGTTTACATTTATCTTTAAGACGTTCTATATATTCTAATTGACTTGCATGTGCATTTAAAATTACTGTACTACCTTCTTCAATAGTATCACAAATCATATCAACGTCATCATTTATTTCAAGTGGCTTGTTAAAACTCTTACATTTAAAATGTTCGGCTAGATATTCTCCTAAACCTCTTGTACTACCTGTTATGTAAAATTTCATTCTACTCTAGGACCATTAGCAATAAAAAATGCCGCAATCCATTTTTCCCCTTTTGTAATAGGCATTGCTTCGTGTATAGTAGACTGGTTAATTGCTTCATCTTCATAATCGTATTCAAAGTAAAACATACCATTCTTAACTGGCTCTACTGTTACACCTAATTCTGGAAAGTCGCATGCGCCACCTTCATACCCATCAGTTAGCCAAAATATTCCTGTTGCTTTTCTATCTCCACCGTTTTCGTAATATGCAATATCTTTAGGTGTGTAAGGAAAGTCGTGGTGTAATCCAAAGTATTGCCCAGGTTGATATCTATAAATATCTCCTGCTTCAATATTTTCAATTGGAAATCCTACTGTTTCGGCTAATCGCTTTTTAAAGAATTCTCTATCCTCAGGTGATGTGTCCCAACTAATACTACGCTGTTCTACTTCTTCTGTAATTTGCCCGTATGTTTGTTCACGAGATTCCAATCCTGCGTCTGGATTCATGCCAACTTCTGTATACTTTTTTACATAGTAGTCTGACTCTTCATCAGTAAGTACATCAGTAAAAACTGATATACGTGGCATATTTAATAATACTTTTTCCATCGTTATTCCTTTACCAAGCGTTCCATATGTATTTAGGCTCTAAGCCACAATTTGTTCCGGCATGCCATATTTTTCTATCTGTCCATTCATACGTTGTACCTTGTGGTTGATTATAAAATGCTTGTTCGTCAGCAATAAAAATATGTCCCCACTGTGGTTTACCTATATGGCAATGGTACCTTGGACAATCTTCTAAGTTTGCTTCGTCATCATGGACGTCCCAGTGAATTGGTGCAAACATACCAGGCCATACTCTACTAATCCATACGTTCTTACAATCTAGTCCGTAATAAGTATTCCATGTATCAACTACAGTTTGATCAAACTGTTTACCAGGTATAAACATATCCCAGCCTGCTGAACCACCTTTGTGTACAGTTTTGTATCCTGCCAGTTCCCACATGTCTAATATAGGATCTAATCCAGGAATATTATCTCCACGTTTATGACTTGGCCCTACAAATTCAGGCTCAACACTTGCACATTGTTTAATAACTTTATCCCAATTTATAGTATCGCATACACCTAAATTTTTCATTTGTTTGGCCTTCCTAAAAAATGAAACAAGTATTGATGATGAATGCCCATACTAGTTCCTGCATGATAACTTCTGTAATTATCCCATTCGTATATTTTGCCTTGCTCTACATTGTGAAAACATTCATCTTCGAGTATTAGCACAGTTCCCCAACGAGGCTTATCTATAAAGCATACCCAACGTTTAAGTTCGCCTTGTGCTAGCCATTCTTCTTCGTTATCTTCTACGTCCCAATGATAAGGTACATTTGTACCAGGGCGTACATCACTAACAAAAACTCTTAAAGGTTCTGCATCTATAATTTTAGCAAACTTGTTTTGTATTTCAATATCAAAATGTTCTCCAGGATAATAATCCCACCATTCAATATCTTGTAAATTATATCCTGCATTGTCCCATGTGTTTATAATTTCGTGGTACTTTCCTAGCAAATTGGGATTGTCTCTCCAATTTCCTTCTGATCTTTCTACAACAGACTTAACTGAATTATAGTCACCTGTTGTACAATCTTTACAAATTTGTACAATGGGATCCCAATCAATTATTCCGTTAGTAGTACCAATGTGTTTAGGCATTAAATAATTCCTTGTATATGTAACTCATATCTCGTTCTCCCCAAAGAACATGAGTACCTAAACTACGTTTGAACATAGTTTCTAAATTTAATACACTGTCTACAGCTTTACCAGTTTCTTCTAATCTAAATTGTGCTGTATCATGTATTATACCTTGCATATATTTTTCTTCTATGTAAGGTTTATCAACAGGTACGCAACCGTACCAGTCTATAGCTCGCATTTGACCTTGACTATCAGTATAATGACAGTGCGGATACATTGTTAGTTTATATGTTCCTTCATTATATTGATCTAACATAATCTCTTTAATTTGTTGTCGCCAGTCGCCTTCTGGCCAAAAATTCGAACCATATATTATTTGGTTACAACTTTTACTATACCATTTTAAATAGATACGTTTATCTTTTATATCTATAATTTCAGGTGCATAAGGTTTGCCTTCAAACTTTTTTATATAGTCTAATTCGTTTTGGAAAAACCAATCACATACATCTTGTGTATATAAAGGCCTATCTGTTGTTTCCATGTACTGATAATCATTTGGAAAATTATAATTTTTACAAAATGTTTTACCATCACTACTTACTAGAGGTTCGTATGTTTGCTGTGCCATACATGGGCTTCCATAAGTATCTAATTTTAAATACGGTTCCCAGTTCATGTTATTACCTTAAATAATTCTTGTTTTGGAAAAGTTGCAAGTGCGGCAGGAGTAATTTTAAAAGTTACTGTTACATTTTCGTAGTTAAAATCTTTCATTGCGCCTTGCTTGTTAATTGTATTTAACCAAGGGCTGATTAGATTATCAAACTGATATCTAGTATCAAACAATTCTTCAACTGGTTGTATTTTTATATTAACTAAATTGTCATGCTCTGACTCAATTAATAGTTTTCTAACTACTAACTGATATCGATGTATGTTTCCGTAATTACTAGCAACATGTCTTTTGCCAGCGTTCATTTCATACCAGTTACCGTCTGGTTGCGTAAGAAACATTTGTTCTTCATCTAAGTTGATTAGATAAGATCGTTCACCTTGTAATGTTAAATGCCAGCGGTCGTCAATATCTGTATGGCTCATATATGTTGTGCCATAATCTAATTTAATAACTCTTGCTTCGCCCTGATCAACAGGTAACGACTTTAGCAAATCTTCCCATATAGTATTTTTATATTCAGGTTTTACTTGCCAAGGGTCATAAAAAAATCTACCTAATGGCTCGTTTAGAGTTGTTTTTGCTTCTTGAAAATTAAAGCCCTTGCTAGGTAGACTTACAGAGTATTCAGTCTTGTGTAACATGCTAATATTTATGGCATAAGTATTGTTATGAAACTGTATTTGAACGAGGAATGGTCCAAGATCGGAATAAGCCTCAGTGGTGGTGCAGATAGTGCTTTACTTGCATACTTAATTTGTGCTAACACTGATGCTGATATACACTTTACTACACAAATTAGAATGTGGAGGACGAGACCTTGGGCAGAATTTATTGCCGAAGATGTAGTACAGTGGTTTGAAAACTATTTTCAAAACAAGTTTACACATCACAAAAACCTTGTCCCGCCTGAAATGGAAGAACCTAGTACAGATTTAATCACAGACGAATACGGAAAAAAGAAGCCCGGTAATAGAATAATACTTAGATCATTTAATGAGTACATTGCACACAAACATAATCTAAATGCATTGTATGCGGCTGTAAACAAAAACCCAGATATAGAATTTAACGGAAGAGTCAAAGAAAGAGATGAAGGACATTTAGAACCTCATTTTGTGCATGATGGGATTGACATTTGTCATCCTTTCGTGTATACTAAAAAGGATTGGATAATACAACAATACTACGATAACAATATATTAGATTTACTTTCTATTACTAGAAGTTGTGAAGGCGAGTTTAGCAACATAGATTATAAAACATATAAACCAGGAATGGTTGTACCGGAATGTGGAGAATGTTTTTGGTGCAAAGAACGAGAGTGGGCACTTGAAAAAGTCAAATAGTTGTACATTTTGCATGCATCCTTTTACAGGACTTGCTACACGAGAAGATGGTGCTATTAAAGTATGCTGTCGTAGCCAGCCTATTGGGTTTATACAAGACCAAACCTTAGAAGAAGTTTGGAATGGCGACAAGATGAAAGAAGTTAGACGCCAAGTTTTAAATAACGAACGACCAGATGTTTGCAAACCGTGTTTTGACTTAGAAGATCAGGGTGTAGAGAGCTTACGTCAGCGTCATATAGCAGGAGTTATACCAGAAGCAAGAGTCAACTTATACCCAGATGCATTAGATGCGTTAGAAGACGACTATAGTATGCCGTTTGAACTTCCTACAATGGAAATTAAACTTAATAACTTGTGTAACTTAAAGTGTCGTATGTGTAATCCGTTGGATAGTACAAGTTGGAAAGACTGGAATCAAGTTACAGAGTTTTACAAAAAAGAAAATAACTATCTTATACCGACTGTTGATGCACTTGTAGAAAAACCAGGACAATATATAGGACCGTTTGACAACTCAGATAACTGGTGGGCAAGTTTTGAAAAACTCTTACCATATTTTAGACGTGTAGAGTTTGCAGGTGGTGAACCATTAATGGACCCTTATCACTATAAAATATTAGATATGCTTGCTCCGTATGGTAAAAACATAGAAATAAAATATGCTACAAACGGTACTACACTAGGTATAAAAGGCGGGCGCACTATACACGACTATTGGCCTAAGTTTAAAAGTGTTGCTGTAAATGTAAGTATAGACGGCATACACGATGTATACGAATACATTAGAGGTAATGGTAAATTTAGTGAAGTAGAAGAAAACGTAAAAGTATTTAAGAGCTTTCCTAATGTAAGTAGAGTAGTAGGCGCATTTACTGTACAAGCAAATAACATTTTACAAATCTGCGATGTTATAGACTACTTCTTAAATGACATGGGTATTATATTTTATTCGCATAGAGTAAATTATCCTATGTCACTATCTGCACAAGTATTGCCGCCAGAACTAAAAGAAAAAGTTGTAAGTGATTTAGAAGACATGAAAGAAAAAGTTTTAAGTTATAAACTAGTACAAGAAAACAATTTACTTAAAAAAGTTACACTACAGCAGATACAAGATAATATTAATTTCTTACAAGCAAAATGTATGTACAATACACACTGGCAAGACTGTATAGAATTCAACAAAAGATTAGACAAAACACGAAACCAAGATTTCCTAAGTGCAAATCCAGAGTTTAAGTTGTATGTATAAAATTATAAGCAAGTGGCCTCACCAAGATAGTATTCACGTTGAATGGAATATGGGCAAACGTTGCAATTTAGATTGTGGGTATTGTCCAGCCGCAATACACGATAACTTTAGCCCGCATACTCCTTTGCAAACATTTAAAGATGCAATTGACAAGTTAGTAGAAATAGGTAAACCTATAAGACTAAGTTTCACAGGCGGAGAACCGTGTGTACATCCTAATATAAAAGAAATACTTGCATATGCAAGAGATAAAGTTGAATGGATAAACATTACAACAAACGGTACATTACCATATGATTTCTATATTAAGTTGCCGGTAAACCATTACGTGTTTAGTATACATTTTGACAACGATATTGTTGATAAAGTTGTAAGCAACGTTTTAGTATGGGCGCAAAACAACGAAGTTGATAACTTACCTTTCCAACTTAATATTATGGCACATCACGAACATATGCAAAAGGTAAGAGAAGTTACACGCATGTTTGACACTCATATTGTACCGTATGTCATTAGACGAATACGATGGACTGAAGCAGATGACCGTGACTGGTTTGACGATATGCGATATAAAGGCGATGACTTAAAATGGATTCTTGACAAAACAGCAACAGCAAAATCTAATGTAATTATTGACGATGATAAAGAAATGCATGCCAATGATGTAATAAAAGAAAAATTAAATTCTTTTGAAGGTTGGAAATGCAATGCCGGTGTAGAAAGTTTAATGATTAACTGGGACGGTGAAGTTCATCGAGCAACATGTAGAGTTGGTGGAAGTTTAGGTAATATATACAACGGTAGTTTTGATTATCCAACACAATCAATTATCTGTACACGTAAATGGTGTACATGTGCCGCTGATATTCCACTTACAAAGGTAAAATAAAATGTCTATTGTTTTTTGCATAGTTAATGATATAGATAGTTATGATTCTCAAGATATCAAAACAACAATTACCAATATAGCAAATTTTACAATCGCAAATATAAAAACAAAAGGTTATGAAGTTCTAGTAGGGGACAATGAAGATAAACTTTTACAACTTGCAAATGGTTACAAGCATGCTGTTGTAATGAGTCCTGGTACAGAAATAATTAACGGAATTGCGTTTTTTGAGGCTATAGAAGAACTTGTAAAAAGAGACTTTTTTATAGCAGGACACGTATTAGATAGAACTATGCATAATGCATACTACGAACTACATCATCAGTGCTATGTGGTTAATATGGCGGTTTATAACGCATATAAGGGCCCTACAGTAGGTTGTTTTGAAAAAGACGTACAACATACCCAACTAGAACCTACACGTAGTTTAAACAATATACACGACGATTATACCCCTAAATTTGTTAGTACAGGAATTAATAAAGTAACATACGAGCATAAATGTCATGGTTGGAATTTACTAAAAATAGCATTTGAAAACGATCTGCCTGTAGTTGTTTTTGATGACAGTATTAGAAACAACAAAATACATTATTATCCTGAAAGCAAAGATGACTATTATAAACATTGTCATTTGATACAAGAAAAACTAGATTACTGTAAGAACGAGTTTGTACATACAAACAACACTGAATGGTCTACAGGTATAGATGAAAAGTACGAACAAGTTGTTTTACCTGCTAGTGGAACATTATACTTAGATTTAATTGATGCTGGTCGTGTGGTATTTTATGACTATAATCAAAAAGCTCTAGACTATTGGAAAGAAGTATGTCCACGTAAGGAACACATAGAGTATGTGTTTGTGTACACTAACTTACTAGAAGAGTTATCAATTGTAGACCACTTAGATCCTAAAATGAAAACACTAGTAAACTTATCTAATATATTTTGTTACGAAGGAACTGTTGCACAATATAGTTTGGAAGATAGAATTAAAGCAGAAAGTTTACTGGAATATTGTCTACACAGTAAATTATCCGATGTTAAGATTAATTTTACTCTTAGAGCAGATGCGCTAACTCAGGAAACACGGTTGCCGCGTTTAGTCCTCTAATATTATCTAACTTATTAGTATATTCTTTAAATCCAGGTAGCATATGACTATTGTCTTGTGCATTCATATGTTTAAGTACAGCTTCCCAACGTTTCCACCCATAAGGATTATGTTTCCAATAATCATCGTCTTGTCTATAATTGTTCCATAGCCAATCTTTAAAATCCATAAAACGTTCTTCAACATCCTGCTTGTCTTCTTTAGGTAATATTTGTATACTAAGAAATGTTGGAATATACAGTAAATGCATATTAACTAAGCCGCCGCCCATTTGTGTTCCGCCTGGTACTGTTCCTGCATTTAGTTTTTTAAACCCGCTTTCAACTTTCCATTTCATAAAGTCTGGCAAGTGTTTTACGTTGAATATTTGTATTGCTGTTGCTAAACTTGTTTGTATATTGTCAGGTGTATTGTCAAGCATATGCAAAGTTTTTTCTACAGTATCAAAGTTTGTAGGAAAACGTATATACTCATCACGCTCGTGACTAGCATCCATACTAATAGCAAATTTAACTTTCTTAAACTTTGACCACATTTCAATTAAGTCTTCGTCAACTAATAACCCGTTAGAGTTATAACGTAGTAATATCTTATCTTGATAGCCTTGGCGTAATATTTCTTCAATGAACATTTTATGTTCTTTAATCATTAAAGGCTCACCGCCGGCAAAGTATACTTGTTTTAGGTTTGGAATTTGTGCATTCATTTCTTCCCAAAACGTATCCTTTTCGTGCCACTTATTATTAAACTCTGATCTATCCCATTGCATTTGTCTTTTAACATCAGGGTCTTGTAATACAGGAATAAGTTTTTTATGATCTGCTACCCACTTACTAGAATCATGTGGACTACACATTACACATTTAATGTTACAAGTATGTCCTAAACGCAAGTCTAAATAAACTAACTCTTCCGGTACTGTGCCATCTTCTTTAGTTTGCTCAATTAGGTGTGGAATGTCTACACCATCTTCGTGCCACGTTCCGCTTTCCCAAACACGTTTACTTACAACTCCTACTTTTTCTTCTTGGAAACATTTACGACAACTAGCAGGTATTTCACCATTCATCATAGTTTTACGTACACTTTTCATGTAGTCATTGTTCCATGCTTCCATAGGAGTATCTTTACCAAAGTTTGCAGGCCTGCCGTCTTCCATTTTAACTAGACCAACTTCATGGTCGGAACCTGCGCCACTAGCATTACTACTACAACACAAACGCATATCTCCATTTGGTCTGGTTGCAAAATGTATCCAAGGTAAAACACAGAAAGTAGGAGATCCTGATTCTTTCTCAATCAGTCTTTGATACTTACCTAGTTGAGTATCTTTATCGTGATACCAATCTTTATCCATACTTTTTTCCTATTATCATATATCTAGTGTATTTTGGCATTTCTAATTCGCCTACATAACTTACATGCACATTTGACTGTTGTATAAGCTCTTCCATATTGTTAACACATCTTACGTGTTCTTCATGTTCGAAATAATTATTACTTTGTAATACAACTCTTGTTCCTGCTTGTAAATTGTCTAGCCATGTATCGTATTGTTCTTGTGTTAAATGTTCGCAACTTGTATTAATAGCAATATCTGCATCAGTAGTGTACTCACACATATCTGCGGCTGTAGCAAAAAATCTGCCTTGCATATGATAACGCATATTAATTGTTTCCGCAATGGGCTTACAACTAGGATCAATATCTATACTTTCTATTTCTGGAATAGTAAGATCACTATTGAAAAGTAAACTTGCAAGTACACCATTCCATCCACCGTATATAGCAACACTGCCTGCAAGTTTATGTTCTTGCATCTGTTGTATTAGCCAAAGTTTGCTGTTTATTTGGCCTTTCCAAAAACTTTCAAGTGTGCGATATCTATCTTCACTATTACGAATAGCATCCATCCAAAATAATACATCTTGCATATCTACTTTCATAATAAACTTTCCAATGTCTTTTTTAGGCCTACATCTAAAGGTGTATAATCTGTAAAACCTGTAAGTGTTTGTACTAATGTTGTATCAGGGCACCTACGTGTTGCACTACCATTCGGTGCAGGACGTATTTCAAGTCTGTCTGGATTAATTCCCATATATCCCATTATTAGTTTTGCTACAATACTTATACGTGTTTCTACGTCTTGTCCTACGTTTACGGTATTGTTACTAGTAGTTTTTACTAGCATATCTGTCATACGTACAGCATCGTCAACGTAGCAAAAACTACGTGTGTCATTGCCGTTAATATAATACTCGCCTTGTTTACAGCGTTCTACAAACTCATTTACAAAGTGATCTGTTTGTCCTGGACCGTATACATTAAAGTAACGTATGATAAGATACTCAAGTCCGCTATTAGCAACTAAGTTTTCACCTAGTGCTTTTGGTATGCTATAACTCCAACGTGGATTTGTAATGTCATTGTACATAACTGGCACCGCTTCATCAGTAGGTACATGGTAATAGCCGTTGTCTATTGTACTGTTGAATATTTCACAAGTACTAGCAAATACAAACTTTGTGTTTGTGTTTCTATAACGTTCAATTAAGTTAATTGTTGGAAGTGTATTGTTAATAATAATATCAGTAGGCTGTTGATAAAACAACCTTGTACCGTTAGTGGCCGCTAGATGGACTACAATATCACAGTCCGGCATTTTGCTAGTGACATTGTTGTTGCTTAGATCGTCAACTTCGCCATTCTTTCTATCATAAGAATATACCTCATAGGTGTCTTTTACATAGTTGTAATAATGACTTCCTATGAATCCTTTATGACCTGTTAGAACTTTTCTTTCCATCCTTTGTTTAACTCTCTTATATGTTTAAACCAATTCTGGTTAATGCCTTTTTGATCAAGTGTTTCAATAAGGAAGTCTAAATCTTTAGGTAAGCACTTACCGCCAAATCCTCGTGTACCGTCATGCCCCGGAACTTCCATGTAAGTTTGATCTTGTTGTACATCCATGTACATGTCTAGTATTTTGTTATAGTCTGCGCCAACGTCTTCTGATAAATCATAAAATACGTTAGCAAATGCAATACGCATTACTGCAAAGTTATTTGAAAACATTTTTATAAGCTCTGCTTCTTTTGTAGAGCAAGTTTTAATTTCGTCATCTAATAACCACTGTGGTAAATCTTTACTATCACAACCTACAACTAACGGACGCTTAAAGCAATCTGTGTCCCAATATCGTTCACGTAAAAATTCTGGTATGTAAATTATACTACCAACACATGCTTGAATACGTTCACTTGCGCCTAACGGTAATGTACTACGAATCACGAATGTTGCAGAAGGATTAAATTCTTGTATTTCAGCTATCTCAGAAATAACAGTATTAATATCTGTTTGTGTTTCAGTTGGTATGCATACAAATATTGTATCGCATTCTTTTAAAATTATTTTTTCTGTATCGAATGTTATGTCATGCACAACAGTTCTTGCATCACGAAGCAAACCCTTGTGTGTAGCTTTACCTACATATCCATATCCTAATATTCCAAATTTCATTGTTTCCTCTTTGGTAGTTTGCTATCTGCACTACTCATACAGCTCGGAGTTATACATGCTTTCGGTTGTTTAAATATTTCAAACCCGTCTGTTGTAGTGCCTAGTAGTTCATCATGACAACTATGACTACGCCTTACTTCTGTATCTCGTATAATAATACCTTGATAGCCTGCATTGCAAGACCACCCTTGAAATTTATTAAAGCCAAACGCATTAAACCGTTCTGCTTGATCTACTTCGTACTCTACTCCTTGAGCTGTTTTGAGTAAGACTTGGGCAACCGTTTCTCCTTCCCAGTGTTGTGGGAAACCTTGTCGCATTGTTGTGATTTGGTCTTCAGTGTATCCATGTACCACGTGGGAGGCGGTTGGATCGGACTGGGGCTTGAGAGTGACGTTAATACCTCTGGCGGCAAATCGCTCAAGCCTTTCGTAAAGATCTTCAAACATTTGCGGAACCATAACTTGATTGATTGTAACAAAAACTCCTCCTTCCATAAGTTGTAAACATGTATCGCCGAATTTTTGTTCATCTGCAAACTCTGCATGAAAACTTGCTGTAACACTTCGACGTTGTAAACTTTTTGTACTACGTATGTACTTATCCCACCAAATAGGTCCAGGGGATAGGTTTGTGGTCATATGTATGCTTTGATATTCAGCTTTGTCATCGTTACAGTAATGTTCAACCAACGGCATAAACTGTTTATTTGCTGTAGGTTCACCGCCTGAAAAACTAAAATGGAAGTCTGTAAAGTTATTAGCACGAGCTTGTGCTTTGATACTATCCATGGTGTTTAAGTATAATTCTGTAGGTTTGGTATCAGGGACACTAGATCTTGCGTGAGGCCAGCAATAACTGCACGAATAATTACAATATCTAGTGGTAATCCAAGAGACTGTGAAAAGATGGCTCTCTAGGAGAGTTTTCTGGCCAAACTCAGTAATATCTTGCCATGGTATTTGATCGTAATTATTGCTCATACAATGCTCCTGAACAATTTTTTACACACGTAATACACTTGTTTTCTCCTATCCAATATGATTCTAACTTTTCCCACATGCTTTGATTTGCAAGTGTATCATCTATATTAGCATTATTTAAATTTGGTACGCCTACATCTGTCATTATCATTTGACTGTTTTCAACTGTTAGGTCACGTAATTTTTGTAGCACCATATTTCCGTTAATTGGTTCTTCAATCCAATCGCTCCCTATCCAACAGCACGGTAATAGATTACCATAGGGATCAACATATAATTCATTCTTAGTAACGCACTGTGGTTCTATTGTTGATTTATCTATTAATTGTTGTATAGCATCTGGTGATAAAAACTTTTCAATATCATCTTTAAATCCGTTGTTCCATTCTGGCAAGGTTGCTTGATGTAAATCGTATGCATGACTTCCATCTTTATTTTGTACGGGGAAGCCTCCTAAGTTATAAAACCTTTTTGTAGATTTAAAGTTTACTTCAGTAACACCTAAGTCTAATAGATATTTTTCTAATTCTTTTGTTTCGTGTTCGTTATGTGCAAACACTAAACTGTCTACTCTTGCATCTCCGCCCGCATCAACAAATGCTTTAATACTTTCAATTACTTTTTCAAATTTAGTATGACGTCTATATAATTCATGCTTACCAGCAAACCCGTCTACAGCAAATATAACTTGTCCATTAGGATTAATAATTTTTGCAAGTGCTTGCCACCAATCTTTAGTTCGCAAACTACCATTAGTGTGTAATGCTAATCTTGCTGTAGGATTGCACCGTCTTACATAAGTGTAAATTTCTAAACAGTCTTTAGCAAAAGCAGGATCGCCATAGTTGCCGCAACTATAAAAATTGTTTAGTTTAGATAAAAACTTAGGTGTAAACCATTGTACAAATTGATCAATGCTTATGTCAGCATTTTTAATAAACGGTCTATCTGCGCCGCCATTAATGTTTCTAGCACACATAGGACAAGCCGCTTGACATTTATCTGTAAGCTCAATATGTAATGCTGTTATGCTGTCTAAGTATTCCCTAATCATAACTATTTTGGAATTGTTCCTCTAGCCAATCAAAGTCGTTAATAAGTGCAAGAACTTCGGGCTTGTTTTTATTTTCTTTTCCAAACACAGTGCCTTGTTCAGCGCCACGTTTTGCTTCTTCTCTAAATGATGCATCTGGTATAGGATGCAGCCATGCTTGCAATCTATCTTCTGTTTCATCATCAATTTGTCCAGTAATACTTTTACTTGCTAGTTTAGTACATTCTCTAAATGCACTTTTCCAAGTATTATATGCATCAGTATTAAACACTGTATAATTACTTATTTGGTCTACAACTTTAAATCTATCACTAATACTAGTAGTCATGTCAGTTGTGTTAACATCTACGTTTTCTGTAAGTAGTCTTGGTAATAGTTTTACACCACCGTTACCGTACTGTAATCCATTAACAGGATTTATACTTCTCCATACATGTACAGTTGTTTCGTCCCACACAGGCACTTGGTAATCAAATTTAAAATCATCGCACATATCAGCATCACCGTCTACTACAAAAAACATTCTAGTCGATGATAATTCAGCGGCTTTTTTGTGTGCTTGATGTATTCCTTTAACATCTCTTACCCAACGTAAACTTATTCTTGGATCTTCTTGTCTAATTTTATCTTGTAGTTTTTGAAAGTGTTTGTCAGCATTAGGTTCTTTATAGCTGATAAAAACAACATCATAAGGCAACGGTTTTGATATAACGTGTTTGTGTTCTTTTCTTGTTACAACATACCTACTGTTAAATTCACGTCTACCTAATGTATGCTTAGTAGTTGTTAACACAACACCGTTATGGTATGTTTCCTCGCCTTTAAATAAATGCTGATACACATGATGCATTTCTCTGTCAGCATCATATCTACCATCTGTGGGATTGTAGTACAAGTCAAAAATTGTTTTATTTGTAATGTCAACATTATCCCATACTAGCCAAAACAACGGACTAGTTTCTTTTATAAGTATTTTCTCATACTGTTCGTAAGAGCCAACAACATACCTTGGATATCTATACCTACTAACAACTACATCAACTTCTTTTCTGTTGATTAAAAATCTATGTTCTACTTCTCTTTTAGACAAAGGCTTGTTAACAGATGCAAGTACAACGCCACCGTGATAACTTTCTTCATCGTTACATGCATTTTTGTATACATGGTTTTCATTTCTATCATAACTGTTATGATGACTAAAGTATGACGCCAGTATGACACTTTTGGTTAGTTCTACGTTCTTCCATATGCACCAAAACATATTGGTATTACACTTTTCAAGTGCATTTTCATAATCTTCATAAGAATCTATGTAAAAAACGTCATACCTAGTTGGCATACTTGCTACTATATCAACTTCTTTTTTGTTTACAAAAAATCTGTGTTTTATTTCTTTTGTTGATATGTGTATATCTCTTGGAACTAAACATATGCCGTCAAAGTACGTATCATTTAAAAATGTATGTACATACTTCTTATCCCATTCAGCTACTTCGTAATCAAATGTAAAACTGTCTTGTACATCTACATCGTCCCAAACAACATAAAACATGTCGCTTAGAGCTTTACGTTGTGCTTGTTCAAAACTAGTTGCAAATTTAGCCGTGGGGTATTTCGTACATAATGTCTTGTACTGAGACTGGTTATTCTTTGGTGATACAAATATTATATCATACATCTTGTTATTATACTACTTTTTTATGGTTTAGTCAAGAAATATTCTTCAGTTGATTTTAGAATATTCTCAGTTATTTGATGTTTAAAATTAATGCTATTGTACACTTGTGCGTTCTTTTTTAGTATAGGTTGCCAACTTTTAAGCAACTTATAACGCTCTGTACGCTCTAAATGTACCCAGTACTGTATAGTGTCGTGGAATATATTAAAACGCATTGTAGGGTCTTGTACGCTGTCGTAGACGGTATTTAATCCTGGTAAACGCAAGTTAATACCTATGCTATCAAAGTAGTCTAGTATTCCAGGTTGCCCTAATACCATACAAGGATGTCCAATAGCAATTGACCTAAATGTCTTTTCTGTTATAAACAATCCAGGTTCCTTAAAATGAGACTCAGTAATTATTGACAGCAGACTATTTTCATATATGTCTCTATTACATATATTTCCTAAAACATGATCTATAGGACTTTGAACATCAACATAGTGTCCTAACCCTGAAACTAAATTACCTTTTACAAGATTTTTTTCTTCTAACCATAACACATGTTTGTTTCTGTGTTCTTTAGGTGCTCTATTAAGACTATTAAACAGAGCAATAGTACTCCAATTACGCAACACTTTATCAATTACAAGGTCATCTTCTTTATATGCTGTTTTGGCATCCCATTCTATGCCAGCCTGTATTTCTAACTTAGGATAAACGTTTGCATCTTTACACCATTGTTGATATTCTTCATTTAATTTTAAATTACCACTTACAACTACCACACTGCCATTTGGCAAACTTCTTTGTTCCATATCATGATGTAGAGCTTTGAATGCATTCCAATGGGCTGTAATAAACGAATCGCCTTCCACAATACTAATAATTGCAAT